TATCAATAGCACCTGCACAATGAAACTTTGACAACTTAGGTAGTAAGTTATCAGCTTCAATATCAAATACTAGTCTCATCTACTTGTCTCATTTCCTTTGACATGTTATAAAGAAGATATGCAAGGCAATCTCCATAAGAGTCTTCAAGAGTTCCTTCCCAGAATAGTGTCGCCCAATATTGTAGGGCATCTGCTAGTTCAGAGTAAGAACCACCTTCAATATTAAACTCTAAGTCATCAAGTGCGCTTGGATTCTTCATACATCATTTCCACTTCTGTTTCTCGATAGATTTCATAAGCCTCGTACGCCTTATGCACGGCTGCACGTATAGACATATCATTATGAAAATCTCTATACATACGAGCCATTCGGCGTATATACGCTTGCTCAAACTTTTTAATCACTGATAAGCCCTTCGATTAGATTGATATTTTCTTGGATACTGTCACACACATTATCAAGCAAATCTGACTCATATTCAGAAGTCTCATGTAGATAATGTTTTGCTGTGTTTAACCCCTCTAAAACTTTTTCTAGATCAGGTTTGACTCTGGCTAACTGACGTTCTTGTTCAATTTTCCAAGCATCTTCTTCTGTCATCATATGATATCTCCATCTACAAAATCAGGCCAACCTTCATTGTAAGCCTCTGCAAGTTCCTTTTCAAACTTAGCATGACTTTCAAAATAAGGTAATATTTCTGCAAGTATTTCCTTGCACTCATGGATATTTGGACCATACGCTACAAACTGATTAGACTGGTTTGGAAACCAATCTTCTAGCTCACTCTCTAATGCCATTAAAGCCGTGTTAAGCTTCTTAGCAACTTCTTCATTTGTCATCTTCAATTACCTCGACTAGTCTATTTGCATACCAAGCGATTTTCTTAGCATCTTGAAGTTTAGCGTCTTTCTTTCCTAAACGACAAGCATACTTAAATACCTGACCCAATAGGTGAGATTCAACACCGTTGTGATGAGCAAGAATATATTCCATAAGATCCATATACTCTAAACCTTCTGGATGAGCAGCATATGCTTCTTTAGGAATCATTTTGTAGTGTTTAGGGTTAATTATTTGATCTTGTTCTTCTGAAGACATTTCTTCAAAGTTTCCATGAAAGTCTAGACCTTCTTTAAGCTTTTCAGAACCTCCAAACACTTTACCCATAAGATCAGGGATTTCATCACGGAAACGTATATCATCTTTAACGTCTACTACTGTCATACCATCATCTTCTTGTTCAAAAGCTAAGTCAGTCATAAGCCTCTTTTCTACTCTGTTATAGTTATTGTCTAAAAGAAATTTAGACCAATGAGCGATATCCTCATGAGTCTTCATTATCTTTTCTTTGTTTTTATAGTTAGCAACAATTTGACCTAACTTACCAACTGATCTTTCAATCGCCCATAAATCGATTGCTTGTTGCCAAGAATTAGTTACAAGTAGTTCAACACCTTCGATCTCAACGTGATACACTATGCTCATTTTCTTTTGCCTTTAATTTCTGCACATGTTTCTTTAATGCTGACTTATTTTCAAAGCCATACATTTGAGCTGCTAACTGTTCTGCCTCATAACGAGTATAGCCTGCATCATACTCTAAAATAGCAGCTCTTTCTTCATAACGGTCTTCTAGTAAAGCCCAGTTGTCATTACCATCTTTCATATTCATCTAGCAACTCCTGTTCAAAGTACTCGCCATATTCTTTTAAAAGGTAAGTTTTTATTTTTTCTGAGACTGGTGCATGTTTATCTAAACTCCAGATATCAGTAATTTCTACATCCCTCCAAAGTGGCTCATCATCATAACCACCACCCTCAGTGATAGTACCATATACCTCTAAATCTACATAAGGCATATGTCTAACGTCTACGCTAAAGACTTTCCAAACACTATCGGTTTGCATTAGTATAACTCCATTACAGGTTTATTATTGTGAGTTCTAAGCCTAACTAAAGTTCCTTCTTCAATTGGTTCTTTAGTGTCAGCCAGCACAAAGCTATTATATTTATAGGGGTTATAAGTCACAAGTCGCCCTGGACCTAAGTTAAAGAACATATCAGGCTCTACGTTACCAACAACAAAAGCATGTACATTCTTTGATTTTTGTTTTAATACTTTCTCTCGTCCAGCTTGTCGTACAACAAACTTTGGTAGACCTACTACTACAGAGTCTTTATGAGATACTACTTTACCGTAGTTCTCTTTCTCTCGGGACTGAATTGAGAAAATATTCTTGTGCAAATTCCAATACACAGCTGCTTTCATGGTTTTACTCCACATCATATAGTTCTGCTTCTGTATAAGGTATATGAAAGAATAGTTCATCAGGATGAATGTCATAACCTTTTACAGTTTTAAGACTCTCTAATTTCATTAAACTTTTACGTATTCTCCAAACTTGTTTTAGATCTTTTCTAAAGACAAAAAAGTTTAGACAATTTCCTTTATGTTTTTCTAAAAGTCTTCTTTTTCTTTCAGGAATCCTAATTTCAGACCAATAAGTAGGCCATTGTCCTGTCCATTTTTTCTTTATTTCAGCTTCATTGTAGTGTAATACTCCTTGAGATTCCGATACAATGTCTGCATCGTATGTTTCTTCTGTATTTAGTATTTTATGTCCTCTGCCTTTCAATAATCTTATTAAAGCTTGTTTTGCAGGCCCATCATTTTCTTCATACAGTCTAGCATTATAGCGCTTATAGTGACCATCCATCTCTATCATTTTCTTTCCCCAAAGTAATGATTAAGATAGTTTAGTAAGCCGTGTACATCGCTAATGCCTGTTACGGTATCACCTGCCACACCTTCGTCATGACAAATAGCTACTTCTGCTCTGTCGACAACCTTACCATCATTGTGTATTTCATAGTTAATGATAGACAGCTCATGTACGTCATCAATTTTAATACGCACTCTTTGTATGTTCTTCATTTGTACTCTTTACCCCACTCCCAAGCACGTACTACTTTAGTTTCAACTATACGGACACCATCATAGCCTCCGTCTTTAAAACGCTGATACCAAGTTAGTGCTTGATCATAAGACTCGTAACCGCCACCTTCAGGTTCCCACCACCAGTCGTCATGTTCGTCTTTCATCCAAAGATGAACTTCGTAAATTCTAGGGCTAAATCCCATCTTTTTCCTCCAGTATTACATTACCTTGTTTGTACTGATCTGCAATAAAGTTATGCATATACATAGCACCTAACACACCTACTTGCCCAAGGTCTTCTAATATTTTATTTAGTTCTTCTTGGGTTCTAGGTGTTCCAAAGAAAGTGTTTTCTTTTAGTGTAAACATTACATTACCTTTTCTTCATAAAGCTCTATTTTGTAGATTTCTACACAGTCATCATCTAGATAGTGTAGAGATGCCTCTTCTGCATCAGCATACCGTGAATAAGTTTGCTCATAGTTTCCATCTGAGTATAACTCATAATAAACTTCACGAAGTTCCATCAAAAGTACTCCTTTACTGCGTCTACTGCATCATAAAAGCTATAGTGCTTTTCTGTTGCCATAGCCTCATAGAATGGATGAATAAAGTCATCTTCTTGCGCCCACAAGATAATAATCTTATTCTTAGTATGGGCAAACATTAGTTCCATAGAAGTCCCAGTACCACGACCAGAGTTTCTACGTACATCAGCAAGCACAACTTTTGAATTAGCAATATCTTGCAAGTCTTGTTTAAAGATACGTTTACAAGTGTTCATAGTCTTAGTAACATCCTGTAAGTTTTCTGTTAGTTGATCATGGAAGCTAACCCTACGAGTAGGATCAAGCGTTTGTATATCAGAGTGGTAAAGATGATCAGTAGCAGCTTGCCGCCAGTGCATCATCATTTCTTTTGTGCAGTCTTCCATTGGACCTGCTAAATATACATAGTTTTTCATTATACTTGTCCTTCGTTTTCTATAGCTCTTTGCTCTAACCGTTTATAGCTAGCCCCTCGCATAATCGACAAGACGCTTAGTAAAGCTTGGAAGTAACCTTTACAATAACCATACTCATAGGCTTCACTAGAGCACAAAGTATATTCCTGCCATTCATCCCATGCTTCTTTAATTTCTTTTACAAGTTGTTCTTCTGTCATTTGATAACCTCTTGGTTGACTAGTTTGATAAAAAAGGGAGACCATTACAGTCTCCCCTAAGAATAATTAGAATGTTAATTCGTCATCAAGCTCATCAGCTGCTACGAACTGATCTTGATCAACTACTTGGTTAT